ATGAAAAATATTCTTGTTACTGGAGGAGCGGGATTTATAGGAAGTAATTTTATAAGATATATGATTGATCGATATCCTATTTGCCGTTTTATAAATGTAGATTCATTAACATATGCTGGAAATTTGAATAATCTTGCTTCTGTTTCATTGAAAAGTAACTATATATTTATCAAATGTGATATCTGTGATAGGAAACAAATAGAAACAGTATTTAATGAATGGGAAATAGACACTGTTGTCAATTTTGCAGCGGAGTCACATGTTGATAGAAGTATTATAGATCCGGAAACGTTTGTAACAACAAATATTCTTGGCACACAAATATTGCTCGATGTTGCAAAAAAAAAATGGAAAATTTTTCCGAACGATAAATATAGTGTTGAATATAAGTCTAATGTTAAATTTCTCCAAGTATCAACAGACGAAGTATATGGTGCGCTCGGCGCGGAAGGATTATTTGTGGAATCGATGCCGTTATTACCCAACAGTCCATATTCTGCATCAAAAGCATCTGCAGATTTAATTGTGAGATCCTACCACAATACATTTGGATTACCTACTTTGATTTCTCGTTGTTCAAACAATTATGGCCCATTTCAATTTCCGGAAAAACTAATGCCTCTTATAATAAATAATTGTTTGACTAATATAAAAATACCTGTATATGGGGATGGAAAACAAATTCGAGACTGGTTATATGTTGAAGACCATTGTTCTGCAATAGAAGCCATTCTAAACAATGGCCGAACTGGAGAAATTTACAATGTTGGCGGAAATAACGAAAAAGCTAATATTGAAATTATCAAATCGATAATTCATATTTTGGGAAAAGACAATTCATTAATCCAATTTGTACCCGATCGACCGGGGCATGATAAGCGATATGCTATTGATAATACAAAAATAACATCAGAACTCGAATGGGTTCCAAAATACTCATTTGAAGAAGGGCTAAAAAAAACTGTTAATTGGTATTTGGAAAATACTGACTGGATTAAAAATATTATTAGTGGCGAATATCAGAATTATTATAACGATATGTATGAATGAAGGAAAAAATATGGATAATATAAAAATAAAAATTGCAATTCTTGGTTCGAATAGTTTTATCGCGAGGAATATGATACATTATATAAACCATTTTTATCAAAATCGTTTTGATTTGCTTCTATATGACTATCAAGATGTACATTTTGATGGCGCGGATAATTATCATACTTTTAATCTTATGGATTACACTTCGTTTTCAAAAGACATATACGATTGCGATTTGATTTATTTGTTTTCTGGAAAAACCGGCACACGGTGACCCATTAGTTTGGACTGTCGGTTGCATAGTCATGGCTATGAAACGTTATGAAATCAAGGATGTATTTTTACTTATATGCAGCAAAAAGGGTAGGAAAAATTCCTACCCTTTAGCTTAAATATGAGTTTTTTTATTGTTTGTCGTGTAAGCTTTTTTATTTCTTATGTTTACATTAGAATGATGCTCCACTTTATTTCTGCATCATGTCGACCAGTGGATTTATAAGCACCTGTGTGCAGTGGCGGATTCGTTACTGCATTTTTCATTGCTTCTGGAGTGAGTTCTTTATTAGATATATTAATGAATGCAATGTATCTACCATAATCTTCAATGAGGAACCCTTCAAAGATATCATTTACGTTCTCTGGCGTTAAAGCTTCAGTTGGATATTTGAGTTCTTTGATATGTTTTTTTATGTTTTGTGCATGGCTAAAATGTTCTTCAATAGAGTTATACTCATCTTCTAATACCGTATAATTCATACTTTCCTGAATGATAAGCGTTTCTAACTCATAAAGCATCATTCGATCCTTTTTATCTTTTGATGTTTTACGTTCCAACTTATAATATTGTCTCGTATAATCTTCAAGTATTTTTTCTTGTTTACTTAGTTTCTTTGACAGTTTCTGTTTAGAGAGTATATCATCAACCTGGGCGTCAAATAATGCTTCTATACGGTCAAATTTTCGCGACAGTGCGTTTAAAGAACGGAAGAGGACCTTCGATGCGTGTTTGACATAAAAACCGGGTACCTGTGATTTACAGAAATAAGGTGTAGGTTCACTACCTTCATCATCTACCACTCCTTTTTGTTTGCGTTGCAGGAAAGCTTCGTGTCGAACAGAATATGCAAACTTTTCATAATTACTGTAGTCTGCTTTTTGAGTCTTTGCCCTTTTTTCTTTTTGCTGTTTAAACATTGATTGGACTTTATTATAGGTTTCTATATCAATGATAGGTTCATGGTGATTATTAATAATGTATTTTGGTTGTTCTCCATTGTTGATAACAACCTTTTTTTCTCGTCCATCGATTTTAGTAAAGCTTTTACCATAGGTTACTTTACCAATGTATTTTTCATTGCATAAGATATTTCGTATTTGTTGAGAATTATCGAATCTCTTATCCTTACTTGTTTTAAAACCCTGGTATTGTAAATAAATAAGTATTTCATTTATTTTTTTACCTTCAAGATACATTTGATAGATACTTCGAACAGCTTTTGCTTGAGTTTCATTAATAACGAATTTTCTATCTTTGGTGATGTCGTATCCAAATGTAGGGTATATATGAACTTTTCCATTTTTTGCACGACTACGGTGTCCCCAGCGTATATTCGATGATATTTGTTGAGACTCAGCTTCAGCAAGTCCTGCCATCATGGTTAGAATCATATCAATGGTACTATCTGATGAATATAGGTTTTCTTTTTCAAAGAAGAACTCTACGCCTAGTTTTCTTGTTTCCCTAATAACATTTAACGCATCAATCGTATTTCTCGCAAAGCGTGATAACGATTTAACCAACACAAGATCAATATGTCCAGCATATGCTTTTTTTAACAACGCTTGTAATCCATCTCGTTTAATCATTGATGTCCCACTTTTTCCATGGTCATAATAAATCCCAGCAAAAATATAATCTGGGTTGAATATGATTTCTTTAGCATAATGCCTAACTTGAAGATCTAAAGATGATTCTTGCATTTCTTGTTTGGTGGATACTCGGGCATACGCTGCGACTCGCTTGATAATATGCTTATGTCCTCTTGATTGATTGGATTCAATAACTTTAATGTCCTTCATATTTAATTACCTCATAGGTTACTGTATTACTTGTTGCCTCATCATAATATTTGCCCTTTAAGAAAGGCTTGCATTTTTTAATAATATCGATTTTTTCATGTAAATCATCGATAATTGAAAACGTGTCATCTAAGATATACTTTAGGTGATTTTTGCCATCGACAAGAATCATTCCAAAGAAACTCTTGATGATGCGTTTATCTTCATAGTTGGATTCAATAAAGTTTGTCAACGCATATAAGCGTCTTCTAGTGAGTAGTTCTCGGTTGATTTCATTTCTAAGATTTACGATGTCAATTTCACATTGTTCTAGTTCACCTTCGATTTCAATATAGATTCTGTCGTATTCCTCATCAGACATTCCTGAACGAATTTTGCTTCTGACGTGTTTTTTGAGTTCATTGGCTAGATCAATGCTTTTTTCTTTGAGTTTTTTCAGTGGTTCATGAGAATTAATTTGTTCTAAGGATTTTTCCATAAAAGCAAAAAGCGATTGTTGCATCTCTTCTGTCTTGGTTAGCTCTTTGATGAGATGAAGAGTTGCTCGTTCTACTAATGGTTCATGAATAGAAGGATTATCACAGTTATGCGGATTGTTTCTATCGGTATGACATTTCAGCATGCTTTTTTTAAATGTAGTACCTGAGTTGTGCATTTTAGAACGGTACATGCGTTTGCATCTACTACAGTAGACAAGGCCTTTGATTGGTTTTTGGGCGAGATGCTTGAATCGTTCCTTGTTATCATTGGCTAAGATGATATCTCTTGCATGAATCATCGTTTGCACGATATCAAAAGTTTCTCTGTCAATGATGGCATCATGATTGTCTTTGATATAGTATTTTGTTGCATGGCCATCATTGGCTATTGTTTTATGAGAAAGATAATCAACCGTTACTGTTTTTTGAAGCATTAGATCTCCAGCATATTTTTCATTTCGTAAAATATCTTTTACGGTATCGGCATACCAAACGACTACACCACGACCATTTTTATATCCTTTTTCGGTTAAATGTTTAGCAAGTTTGCTAATACCCATACCATTTAAATATTGATTGAAGATGTATTTAACGGTTATTGCTTGTTCCTGGTTAATGATTAATTGACCTTCATCATCTTTGTCATACCCTAAAAAATGGGTCGTGGTCATCATTAATTGACCTTGTGCAAAGCGTTTTTGAAATCCCCATTTGGTATTCTCGCTGATGTTTCTGGATTCCTCCTGGGCAATCGAAGACATGATGGTTAAGATGAAATCAATCTTTGGATCAGCACTACTGATGTTTTCTTTTTCAAAATAGATCTCAACTTTGATTTCTCGCATTTCTTTAATCACGGTAAGCATATCTACTGTGTTTCTCGCAAGGCGTGATATTGATTTGGTGATAATCATATCAATGTCACCGTTTCTCGCAGCATCTAGCATTTTTTGCATGCCAATCCGCTTCTTCATATTAGTTCCTGTTATGCCTTCATCAGAAAACATGCCTGCGAATTCCCATTCCGGATTGTTTTTAATCCGTTCTGTGAATTCTTTGATTTGGACTTGATAACTGTTTAACTGATCAGTTTCATCAGTCGATACACGAGCGTAAGCTGCGACTTTTCGTTTGACGTTTATTTCATTTGTTTTTTCATCTTTATACTGAATTTTTGGTTCAATGACTTCTACATATGTGTTCATTGGTGAAAACCTCCTTTTGTTACTGTGTATATTACCTCTAAGAAGTTATTTATCAAGTCTATAGTCCAATCTAAAGGGACCAATTTCAATAAATACAAAAAAAACGAGATATGTCCTCTAAATTAAGAGAGAACATGTCCCGTTTTCGATTTTCACCAACGTTAGTATATCATAGCTTATTGAAGAATAAAACCATCCTTAGATGGCATTAATGCAAATTCATCAATATTTTCATCAAAAATATATTTGTGTACAACACCATCAATCATATTTTTAAATTTTCGATAGTTCATACAGCGTACTATTTTACCATCATAATACATGACGGTTTTGTTTGGTAGGTCTTTAACAAGCTTTGCTTTAGTGAAAAATTGTTTTGTTTCAGTTGTTTTGAAGTGCGGATTGCTATGGAAATATTTCTCTTGGTCATAATCAGGATGCGTTTCTTTATCGACGGAGATTAAATATATTCTTTCATTGTAATTCACATCAATCATTTCTTTGCCTTTCATTTGAACAAGCAAGCGCGTTCCTATAGGAAGGTTTAGAGTTACATCATCTGCTGTAAGTAGATAGTAAAGATAATAGTATTTATCTGTATGAATATTACGATCATAACTATAGGCAAATTTGATATCCGGCTTTTCAATCTTTGATTCATGATTTATATAAGAATAGTTCAGCATATCAATATTTGAATACATATAATATCTTTTTTCTTCATCAAACAAATCAGGTAATGTACAGCGATACAAGTTTGATAAATCTAGTAGATAAGATACGGGAGCGTCTCGCTCTCCAATCTCATAATTACGGATCGATGAGACACTATATTCATTTTCTAGTAGTGTAGCTAAGTAACTTTGGGTATAACCAGCTCTTTCTCTCATTAGTCTTCCGATTTTAGGATATTTATTTTTCATTATTTTACCTCCCTTAGATGGCAAAGATAAAAATATTATACATTAAATATTAATGATTTAGCTAATAATATTTCTCAAATAATTTAATAATCATTACATATGGATTGAAAAAAGCTATTTATTTTAAATTTATCAAATTCATCATGTAACAAATTCGCAGTGAATAGAATAGGTTGTTCTTATGAATTGCATATGCATAGTTATGAAAATTGTAAAATTTATAGGTCGAAACCATGTTGACTGCACTTTGCCATATGTAGCATGATTTTGGGATAAATATTTTCTCGAAGAAAATTATAAATGTATTGATAGAATTGGCTTATGCAAAGAGTCATGCTCGTGCTATGAGGTTGGAGAAATCCAATCAAACTTATAAAATACTTCGATATTTCACCAAGACGATTTTCACCAAAAATACGTCCCGTGTGTGGAATGTCACATACTGTGTTCAAGGTTGTGTTTGATGGTGTTTATATATCATCAACAATAAGTTTGATATGGCGTAAACAATTCCCAATCGCTAAGAACGAGTTGATGAAAATCAACTTTTTGTGTTTGTTACACCTATCAAAATCGGCCAATTTTGAAGCTAAAAATCTATAAAGTAAAGGGAAGTGAAGTAAAAGATAAATGGATAAAGAAAAGATAAAAGCATTTCACCACAGTTCAACGCAAAGAAAATATTTGTATGATTTCAGGAAAAAAAATCAATACACGATGTTACAAGTGTCTGAGATGATTGAAATGAGCAGAAATTATTATGAAATGATTGAAAACGGTAGAAAGGGACAACGGTTATCCTTAAAGACTGCGTATAAGTTAGCGACCTTATTATCAATTGAACTACAAGATTTGTACAATTTAGAAGAAAAATATCTTGAGGACCAATTACATGATTAAAGCCCATCCTTTAGAACCGTTGATCGAACTGTTTTGTGAAAACCTAGATATTAAGAAGAATAGTGTCAATAGCTATAAGGCTTTGCTGTTACGTTACGTTCGCTATTTAAAAAGACATAACATCCAATACGCTAAGCGTTCTGACATCATTGATTACAGAGAACAAATGTGGGAAGAAGGATTAAGAGCTAATACGATTCAAAAACAAATCGTAGTCATTCGTAATTTTTATCAATGGTTAAAAGTCAATCAAAGACAGTTTGAATTTGAGGATGTCTATCAGTTTAATATTGCAGAGAAAATAAAAGGCGCAAAGATTGATCGTAATTACAAGAAAGAACCACTCAATAAAGAACAAGCCCTTAAACTGATTGAAGTGGCCAAGCAAAGTAAAACCGATATTAGAGGCTATCGTAATTATGCTATTATTCTTTTGATGATTATTACAGGTGTTCGTTCCATCGAAGTTGTAAGAGCGACTAAAGCAGACTTATCAAAGCTATTTAAGTTTTCGATTCTATATGTTCACGGTAAAGGAAAAGATGGCGCAGATACATTTGTAAAGTTATCTACAGAAGTGACCGATGCTTTAAATGATTATCTAAACCGTAGAAGAGATAATTCCAGGTATTTGTTTGTAACTCATGGAGAAACATCAAGTTGCCAGCAATTATCATCGAATGCATTAAGAAGATCCATTACGATTCTGATGAAAAATGCTGGTATCTATAATGCAAAACATACACCACATTCTTTAAGACATACAACGGCTTATTTAAATCTACAAGCTGGTGGAACACTAGAATCCACTCAACAATTACTAAGGCACAAAAATATCGAAACGACACTTATTTATGCACATAACATTAACCGCATTAACGATGATTCAGAGTTTCGCATCAATAATTACCTGTTTAATGAAGAGGAGGAAAACAAATGATAAAAGAAGATATCACGCATTATACAATTAATGAGGTTGCTATTAGTTTACGTGTCACACCAAGAACAATTTACACCTACATTAGTATAGGGAAACTTAAAGGAGTCAAAATTGCTAATAAATGGCGTTTCTCAAAAAAACAAATTGATGATTTCTTAAAACAACTATCAGAAGTGGAGTACCCACGTTATGTCAAAAAGTAGTCTAGGATTAGATTTCTTCAATCTAGATGTCAATATCTTTAGTGATGCAAAAATCATTAAACTGATGCATCGTTATGGACCGCTTGGATTTATGTCTTATTTGCTTGTACTCACCAATGTTTTTATGAATGGATATTACCTGGAAGCATCCACAACTGATCTATCTTATATTCTTCTTAATGGTATTGGTGGAAAATACATCAATGGAAAAAATAAACTACAAGAAATCATTTTATATTTAGCTTACATTGATTTAATTGATAAGGATTTGTTGAATCAAAAAATCATTACTTCCAAAGGCATCCAAAAGAGGTTCCTAGTAGCGACAAGAAGTCGTAAAAATCAAGATTTATCGAAGTATTGGTTAATAGGTGAACCAGAAACTCACAATGAAATCATTGAAGAAGTAAAAAAAGACCAACAGAAGAAACCAAAGAAACAAAAGATTCAAGAGCGAAGGATTAAAGACATCAATGAACATGCGCCTAAAAAACATTACCTCACGAGTTGTTTAATTGAATACCGTTATATTAATGAGTACTCTTTAGACATTTATAAATATAATGAACTCTTTGAAGACCTACTACATAGTTATGATGGGGATTTGTTATATAGGGCAGTTAGGTACTTGTGCAATTATGCATCAAGATCAAATACGAAGATTGATGATCGTTATAAATTTTTTGAAACGTCAATAACCAATAATTTAGAAATCTTAACAAAACAACATATTAACACATCTTTAGAAGAACTATTCAATGCGCTACTGAATTCATAAACGGTGGTGTCACTAATAGATGTGAATGTCAGTGATATGCAAGATATTTCATAGTAATAACCATGCGATAACGTATACCTTAGTGCATGGCGTTGAACAAGCATTTTAATGAGAAAACAAGGATTTCATGAAGAGTATAATACCACCCTATAAAAAGTGAGTTAAAACTGATATCCATAGAAACTTAGATTTAAACTGGTAAACAATTACAGTTTTTACTTGCCTTGTAGAATGGTTATATAAATTAATGTTTTAGTAAAAATCAAGGAGAAATAGAGATGCAAGTAAGAGATTACCTGAGCAGATACTACTACACAAAACAAAAGATTAAACTGATGCAAGAAGAAACAGAGGAATTCATACGGTTAGCAAACTCGATTCCTGGAATAAGCTTTGATCAGATACGTGTAGATGGTACAAAAAGTTTAAAGGCACCATTTGAAAAATGGATACAAAAAACATTGGAAAACGAACAACTGATTACACAAATGAAAAGAAAGCTTCCAAACATTAAAGGAGAGATCATTTGTGTAATTGATCAACTTGAAGATTCAAAATTGAAAATGCTTCTAATCTATCGGTATATTGATTGGTTAAGCTGGAGTGAAATTGCAAAAAACCTGGTCTACTCATCAGCGACAGTAAGGCGATGGCATGTAAAAGCACTAGCACAAATCGTTCTTCCTAAAAAAAGGCAAGATTGAGCAGGGATGACAAATTGTGAAACTGTCAAGGGTGTGATAGTATTATAATAAGAAAAGTGTAAACATATGGAATACTGGCTATAAGACCAGCCTAGAAACAAGAAGAATTCATTGAAATGGGTTCTTTTTTGTTTTTGCAGAGATACTTGTAGTATTTCAACTGTGGATTATTTTAGTTTATAAACAGTTGGAGTGATTTGAAGTGAAAGGAAAAATGCTTGATACATATGAGCGCTGGAAAGAATCTGGACATCTAGAGACGAAATTAAAAGCAATATCAGAAATGATTTCAAAAAGAGCTACTCAAAGACAAGTTGCTGAATATTTAGGTGTTACTGAAAAAACGATTATCAAATTGAGAAAAGTGCATCAAAGATTAGATGATGCTTTTCAATTTGGTGATGAGGAATTAAAACAAAAACTAGTTGACGCTATTTATAAGCGTGCAATTGGGTTTGAATATGAAGAAACACAGACTGTGATTGAAGAAACGAAGACAGGAACTAAAAAACGTATTACGAAATACAAGAAACAGTCGCTTCCAGATATCACAGCAATTAAATACTTACTCATTACAAAATTTGGAATTGAGTATAACGAAAAGAAAGCAGAAATTGAGCTTATGGCTAAGCGCATAGAAAATGGCGAGGAGGTTTGGATCAATGAATATCGTGATGAAGCAAGTATCATTACTCCAAGAGTACGAAAACAATCCAAGAAACAATGAAGAAGCAATAAAAGCAGTTGCTAACTCGATTAAGGAATTTGGTTTTAAAGTTCCAATCGTCATTACAAGTGATAATGTCATTATAGCCGGACACACACGCTTAAAAGCCTCTGTGTCGCTTGGGTTAGTAAAAGTGCCGTGTATTATCGCAGATGATTTAAATGACGCGCAAATCAAAGCATTTCGCTTAGCGGATAATAAAACAGCAGAACTTGCGACCTGGGATTTATCAAGACTTGAAGCAGAGTTAGCTGATATTGACATGGACATGCTTCAGTTTGGATTTGAGGAAATGGAAGACTTACTTCCTGATAATGCATCTGATGATGATTTTGATATCGATGATGAGATGCCAGAAGAACCTTTTTCACAACCTGGTGACATTTATGAACTAGGACCACACCGACTCATGTGTGGTGATTCAACCGATGAAAAACAAGTAGAAATATTACTTGATGGTCATCTCGTAGATATGTTGTTTACTGATCCGCCTTACAATGTTGACTATGAAGGTACTGCAGGAAAAATCAAAAACGATAAGATGGAAGATAATACCTTCTATCTCTTTTTATATAGTGCATTTCAAAATATGTTCAAACATACAAAACCAGGTGGAGCAATTTATGTTTGCCATGCTGATACTGAAGGACTCAACTTTAGAAATGCATATAAGAACGCAGGATATAAACTGGCCGAATGTCTAGTCTGGGTTAAGAATGCTTTAGTACTTGGAAGACAAGACTATCACTGGAGACATGAACCCATTTTATATGGATGGAAAGAAGGTGCAGCTCATTACTTTGTTGACGACCGTACGCAAGATACCATCTGGGAATATAACAAACCAAGAAAGAGTGAAGAGCATCCGACCATGAAACCTTTGGAGTTGGTTGGAAAAGCTATCAGCAATTCATCAAGACGTCATGAATCTATCTTAGATTTATTTGGCGGTTCAGGTTCAACCATGATTGCTGCCGATCAATTGGATCGTAAATCATTTCTGATGGAACTTGATGAAAAGTTTATCGATGTTATTGTGAAACGCTATATCAAACATAAAGCGTCAAATGAAGCATGCTATTTAATCAGAAACGGGAAAAAGTCTCCACTAAGCGATTTTGATTACTTTGAAAATAAGTCACTATAGTAAAAAAAGAACTTGCTATTTAGTCCCTTTAGAGTGATATATGTAGTAACCAAAAAATTATAAGGAGACTACGATTATGGAAGAGCAGATTAAATTATCTGAATGGATTGAAAGATTCAAGGCTTGTGAGTTTGATAGCCCAGATAGAACAACTCAAATCAATGCAGGATGGTTCGATTGGTTTTGCAGAGACACAAGCTTAGGGAACAAAACAAAAAAGATGGGAAACATCATCAAGCAAATCAAAGCGGGTGGCAAGGTTGACCTTGAGACAAGTTATGTTTGGTTCAAGAATAACTGTCCACTGAACGGTCCACTCTATGATGATTTTAGAATTGCAGACATGGAAACCAATAACAACCTGCTTGTTATTCAAATTGATTGTGCATGGAACGATTCAAAATACACAGTTTATGAAAGACTTGATGGATTTGATAAACCTGCATTTAAAACAAACTCATCTAGAGAACTTGTTAAATGGCTTAATAAAGGATGGGCTTAATGATGTATAAAGAATTTAATGCACATCCAAAAGGCATCAAAACAGGAGATTGTGTTGTTAGAGCAATCGTAACAGCTACAAAGAAAGACTATCTTGAATGCAGAAGAGAACTAAATCAAGCAAAACGAGAGTTAGGGTATTCAAGTTACAAAGATACGAAGTTCTTATATGATTATCTGAAAGGTTATCCAAGACTGATATTCAAAGCAGTAAAAGGTGAACCTAGAATCAAAGGTAGTGATTTTACCGAGTTACATCCTAAAGGTACATACATCTTAAAAATGGCAGGACACATTACAGTTTGCATTGATGGAGTGATTCTTGATACTTGGGATTGTTCATACCGTTCAGTTTATACAGCATGGGAGATAGCAAAATGAAAGTAAACTTTATTAGAAAAGCAACACCGGAAGAACTTCTTCCACAAGATGAGTTCATCATTGAAAAAGAGATAATCATTGATTCAGATTTGTTTGAGACATTCATACACGATCCACTTGATGATTATGAGTTTATAAAAGAAAACATTGATGTGATGTATTGCGATAAAGATGATGTGTTCCATTGTATTTTAGTAACAAGTAAAGAACATGATTTAGGAATCCTTGTTGAAAGTGAAGGATACCATTACGCAAGATACACAGCATACTTACCAAAATCAGTACTTAGGAGCGAATAGGCTCCTTTTTTACTCGTTTATAAAGGAGATGAAGTTTAATGCAAGTAATAACAAGTGAATCTGTATTTAGCGGACATCCTGATAAAGTCTGTGATCAAATCAGTGATGCGATACTAGATGCAATTTTAGAACAAGATAAAAATGCTCGAGTAGCAGTTGAGACGGCAATTAAGGATGATTTAGTATTTGTTTTTGGTGAAGTCACCACAACTGCAAAAGTAGATTATAAAGATATCACAAAAAGAAAACTCTATGACATTGGCTATGAAGATAGTTTTGTAGTCATGGAAAAGATTAGCAAGCAGTCTCCGGATATTGCACTTGGAGTTGATTCAAGTGAATCACATGAACAAGGTGCAGGTGATCAAGGGATTATGTTTGGTTATGCGTGTAACGAAACAAAAGAGTTGATGCCACTTCCAATTATGCTAGCTAACAAATTGTCAAAAGAGATTGATAAATCGCGTAAACAGCAATATTCACATATCTTTGGACCAGATGGTAAATGTCAGGTGTCAGTTGGTTACGAAAATGGCAAACCAAAGAAAGTGCAAACTATCATAATTTCAGCACAAACGAAATCATGGATTAGAAGAGAGCTTTATGAGGATATCATTATCAATGAAATCTTACCAAAAGTATTTGATTATAAGACAATCAAAGAAGCAAAAATACTCATCAATCCAACAGGAGAGTTTATCATCGGTGGTCCATATGCAGATTCAGGATTAACTGGGCGTAAGATAATCGTTGATACCTATGGTGGTTATGCTAAGCATGGTGGAGGAGCATTCTCAGGTAAAGACGTAAGCAAGGTTGATCGCAGTGCGGCTTATTATGCCAGATATGTTTCAAAGGCCGTTGTAGGGGCAAATCTTGCGACACGTTGCGAGTTGCAACTAAGCTATGCAATTGGTATAGCAAAGCCTGTAAGTGTATATGTGAATACATTTGGTACTGGAGTAATAAGTGATGAGAAAATACAGGATCTGATAACTCAATCATTTGATTTCAGACCAGAACACATTAAAAAAGAACTTGAGTTAGATAAAGTTAAGTTCCAGGAATTAGCTAAGTATGGTCATTTCGGTCGTGAAGATTTAAATGTTCGATGGGAACATGCAGATGATAAGATGATCGAATTGAGAAAGATGTATGAGAAAGCCTAAAGAACTCCATCGATTTTATAAGTCTGTGGCATGGAAAGTAGCAAGAGAAATTAAGATAAGAGAAGCTAATGGGAAGTGTGAACGTTGTGGTGCTTTGGGTGAAGAAGTACATCATATCAAAAGGATTACAGTTCAAAATATCACAGATCCAATGATTAGTTTAAATCAAGATAATCTCGAGTTATTGTGTAAGAAATGTCATAATGAAGAACACAAACGTTTCTCGAATTCACAACAATTTGATAAAGACGGTAATTTGATTTCACGATAAACCTCGTTTTTATAATTCATATTTGATATAATGGTTATAAAAAGGGGTGATTTTGTGAGAGATTTTAAGCAGGCAATTAGAGTTCTCTACATTGATTACTATATCTATATTGGCGAATATACGAATGCTAAAAAACAATATGATGAATGCTTTGAATTGCTGAATCAGAATGAAAAAGAGAAATACGAGTATAGAATGAATCAAATGGATCTCAACAATAAAAGGTATGATAAGATTTCTTTTAATGATTTTGTAAAAATTTCTAATGAAGTGGAAAAGAGAGAACAAGAAATTGATAGAATTATGAAAGAAGTAACAAATAAGGTGATTAGCGATATTGAAGCTTTCCTTGAAATTGAAGACATATCAGAACTAAAAGCTTATATGAAGTATTCTAAAAAGATGTTGAAAACAACAAAACATCTTATGTACAAAAATCTATACCTCGCATCAAAGTTGTTAATTAAGAACTTGAAAATTGCGGATTCTTATAAAAATGCAAATGCAAAAAATATGAATCCTAGATTTCAAATGAATAGTCGCAAAATTGCGGATTTGTATATTAGATTTAACAAATATATCAACAATAATGGAGACTAAACACCCCGCCCCCAATCTCTATTAATTTTATGTGAAGGGTACCGCGTAGGGGGCAATTAAAAAACACAAGGCAGATTTTTTGAAAATCAGAAAAGAGGTTTTCAATATAAATGATAAATATTGAATACAAGCGATTAAAGTCGCTTTTTTCTTTGGTCGATGAATCAAAGACAGAATTAGTAGATAATTTAATCCATCAAGCTGCGTTTATGAAAGTGGAACTTGATAAGTTACAAGAACAAATAAAAAAACATGGCGCTATCCAAATATCTAGTAAAGGAACACAACGTCAAACTGAAGCTGCTAAATATTATACAAAACTTGTGAATTCTTATGGAACGGTTATTAAAACATTAAATACAATTCTTGGAACGCAAGTAGATGATGGAGATGATGCGTTTGATGAATTTCTTAAGCGAGCAAATGAATGAACTACTTAATCGAATATTACAATGAAATTAAAGATGGTAATATCATAGTTGGAGAAGAACTCAAAGCTCAGTTAGATCAACTCATCAAAGACTTAGATAATCAAACTTATATTTTTGATGAGAAACCAGGCAAGTTGAGAATCGATTTCATTGAGACTTTTTGTAAGCATACCAAATCACCATTTAATGGACTGCCCTTTATATTAGAGTTATGGGAGAAAGCACTACTTCAAACCGCCTATGGATTTAAAATGGTTGATTCAGGGTTGCGTAGATTTAATGAAGTAATCTTGTTGATTGCTCGAAAAAACGGAAAGACAACATTTGTTGCTGGTATTGATTTAGCGGAATTCTTTTTATCAAGTGGTGGAGTAGATATTGTTTGTGCATCAAATACAACAGAGCAAGCAAATATCTTATTTGAAGAGATCAATAACATGAGAGAACAGTCTCCATCGCTTTCCAAAGATACAAGAAGTAAAAAGAACATCTTTCATATTTATTCACCTAAAACAAAAAACAAGATTAAGAAGCTATCGGCTCAGTCAAGAAACAAAGATGGATACAATATTGAAGTTGGTTGTATTGATGAAGTCCATGAAATGACCGATTCAAAAGTCTATGATGCAATCAAACAATCACAATCAACTAAAAAAGAACCACTTATATTTATCATAACCACTGAAGGAACAACCATCGGTGGTTTTTTAGATAACAAACTAGATTATGCTAGAAAGATTATCAAAGGTGAAATTGAAGACGCAAGAGTACTTGCATGGCTATATACTCAGGATTCAACAAAAGAAATCTATGAAGATACATCGACATGGCAAAAGTCAAATCCTAGTCTAGGAGTTGTTAAAACAGCATCATATTTAGAAGATGTCATGAATAAATCAAAATATGATTTATCAACAAGAGTAACAATGTTATGCAAGGATTTTAATGTTAAACAAGCAGATTCAGGTTCATGGTTATCATTTGATGATTTGAATAACGAAGATAATTATTTAATAGATGATCTAAGAGATTCATATGCTATAGGTGGTGTAGATCTATCTTCAACAACAGACCTTACGGCTGCAGTTCTTGTAATTCAGAAAAAGAACTCCAGCAAGAAGTTTATAATACCACATTTCTTTATGCCAAGTGAAGTTGTTGAGAAACGAATCAAAGAAGATAATGTTCCATATGATATTTGGATAAAGAAAGGTTTTGTAACTTTAACTGAAGGAAATCAAAACGATTTTAGCTTAGTAACTCAGTGGTTCATGAAAATGATACAAACATATGGCATACGACCTTTGTGGGTTGGCTATGACCCCTGGAACTCACAGTATTGGATAAAAGAAATGGAAGACCTAGGATTTAACATGGATAAAGTTAGACAAGGTATCTTTTCATTATCTGAACCCATGAAAATCCTGGAAGCCGATCTAAAGAATAACCTGGTGAATTACAATAACAATCCAATCATGAAATGGTGTCTATCAAACACTCAAGCTAAGGTTGATTTGAATGGAAACATACAACCATCTAAGTTAAACTCAAAATATAAAAGAATCGATGGAACTGTAGCTTTAATCATTGCGTACGTAATTTTAAACCGATACAAAACAGATTATGAAAATATGATCTAGGAGGTGCACATGGGTCTCATTAAAAGAAAAAGCAAAACTGGATCATTTGATGCACTCCAGTTAATAAGTAATTTAAACACTTTTTACACACCATTTGGAACTAACATTTCAAAAAGTGATGTTGTAAAAATTTGTATTGATCGAGTCGCTAGTCAATGTGCGAAACTCAAACCAAGATTTATTAAAACCGAAAACGATAAGACAGTGACCGAGAAAAAAGGTCGACTGTCTTTTCTTTTGAAGTATAAGCCAAATGAGATAATGACACCTTATGATTTTATCTATAAAACAATCACATTACTCTTGTTGAATGATAATGCATTTGTTTATCCAAAGTTCGATAAGGATTCAGGTGAGCTCAAAGGCATCTATCCATTAAGACCGATTACAGTTGAAATGATTGTTGATAGCACTGATACCTATTTCATTAAGCTGCTATTTGATAATGGAGAATCCTATATCTTACCTTATGAGAATATCATTCATTTAAGAAAGCACTATGGACAAAACGACATCTTTGGTGGTAATGGATCAAGTGGTGATCCTGAAGCCATTCTTAAAACAATCTCAATTAATGATAGTTTGCTACAAGGTATTGATAATGCGATTAAGTCATCCATGCAGATTAAAGGGATTGTTAAGATGAATGGGATGTTATCAGAAGCTGATAAGAAAAAACAAAGAGAACTTTTTGATAGTGCTTTGTCAGACTCAGTTCATACGAAGGGAAGTTCTATCATTCCTATTGATTTAAAGAGTGAATACATCCCCTTAGATGTAGATCCTAAATTGATTGATAAAGATACACTAGAATTCTTGCAGTCAAAGATACTCGATTACTTTGGAGTATCTGTCCCTATATTTACAAGCAAGTACACAGAAGATGAATATAACTCGTTTTACGAGTCAACCATTGAGCCTTTAGCTATTCAGCTTAGCGAGGCTTTTTCTATAGGGTTGCTTACCGATAAACAATTGGAACGTGGAGAAGAGATCATCTTTTATAGTGAAAGGTTGCAATACGCTTCATGGAATACGAAAGTCACTGCAATCGAAAAACTGATGAGCTTAGGGATCATGTCCTTAAATGAATCAAGATCGTTATTAGGATTAGAACCAATTGAAGGCGGAAACAAACGACTTCAATCACTAAACTTTGTCGATGCCGATAAAGCAAATCAATATCAAGTAGGAACGGAGGAACCTAAAGATGAAAATAACAGTTAATGGAAAGATATCAGAAGATGCACTTAAGGTCGTCTTAGAAACACAAAAACAAAAGACAATCATCATTGATGATTATTGTAAAAAGGAAAAGTTAGAGTCTTTGTTCTATAAGGATTCAGAGCTTGAATATGAATATCAAAAGACTGATAAACAAACAGCACCAAAACCTAAGAAAGTAGAGGTCAGAAATGATGATCAAGGAAACTAGACTCGCAGATGTTACCCTTCATGAGGAAGATGACAAAATGATCTTGGAAGGTTATGCACTAGTCTTTAATAACGAAACTCTCATCGGTGATGAAGAATATGGTTTCATTGAAGAGATTGATTCAAGATCACTATCAGAAACTAAAATGAAGGATGTTCCTATGAAATACAATCATATGGACTCCTTTTTAATTATTGCCAGAACCAAGAACCAATCCTTATCGCTAACCGTAGATAATATTGGTTTAAAAGTTCGTGCTGAGTTACTAGACACCAATACAAATCAAGACATCTACAAGATGGTCAGAAGTGGTTTGTTAGATAAAATGAGTTTTGCTTTTACGGTTGATGAACAAGTGTGGAATCGTGAAGGTAGAATACCAAAAAGGACTATTACGAAGATAGACCGCTTGTATGATGTGTCGGTTGTGGATACCCCGGCATATGATGCAACTAGTATATATGCTCGTTCTTTAGAATCTATGGAATTAGAACTAAAGGCTATGGAGTTAGAAGAGCAAGAGAAAAAATCAATTATTATCAAAAAACGTATTAAAATTAAAACACGAATTTAAAAAGCAACCGGTAACGATGTCAAGAGATAAATTATAAAAAAATCATAAAAAAAAGACCAAAAGGTCTAAAACAAAGCATACTAAAAAAAGAAAACGGTAAAACAAGACTAAGTGATTTAATTACTTATAAAGTCGATCTGTACTCAACAATCCATAGATCAAACGAATAAGTTTTCTGGCGGTGAGGGCGAGTGCACGTTTGTGTCGATGGGTTTTAACCTCATCAAATTTCTTTTGATAAAACTCTTTAAAAACAGGGTTATGAATGCGAGCCAAATTGGCAGCTTCGGTAATAAAATAACGCAAATAAACATTACCGGTTTTGGTCATTCTCGTGTCTTCAGCATCAAAGGTACCAGATTGAGATTTACGCCAAGTAATACCAGCATATTTAGCTAACGCATCATCGCTATCGAACTGATCGATTTGACCAATTTCAGCAAGAATACCAGAAGCATAAACAGGACCGATACCAGGAATGGAAATCAAAGAAAGATAATGATTTTGATTGAGTCCTTTGACTTGTTTTAGAATAGCCAAATCGATTGATTTGAGTTCAGTTTGATAAGTAGAAATACAGTTGAAACTGGCAGCCAAAGAAAGATTAATGGGTTCATAAGCCATTTTATCCAAGCGATAAGAGTTTCTGGCCGCAGCCTTCAATGTGAGAGCAATTTGGTTTGAATCAGCGAAGCGATTTTTGGAAGAAGTCATAACAAATTCAACTAATTCCTCTAAAGGAACATTGATAATTTCATCTACAGATTTAAAATTAAGCAATAGTTCGACGGCCGTTTTAGAGAAATCATTTGATAAGATTCCTTTAAACTCAGAAAACTTTAAAAAGACGTTGTTTAGGGCATAAACCTTCTCTTTGGCAAGCAGTTCAGCAATGTGATGACGATGCCTTGTAAGACGTTGAAGCGCAATTTTTTGAGGACCTTTAAACGGAGTCAGTTTCTCACAACGACCCACTCTAGCAAGGTCAGCGAGAATAAAAGCATCTTTAGGATCCGTTTTGTCCATGTCCGAAAAACTATGGCGATAGTTTCTAGATATTTTTGGATTCAAAACGTATACCTTCACTTCAAAAGGAAAGAGAAATTTAGAAGCTGATAAATAGGTTGCGATATGAGCGGAATAGATTCCGGTTGATTCCATCGCAATGATGATTTTAGATAGATGATGTCTATCTAAAATATCAAGCAGTTTCTCTTCTAATAAGTTCGCTCCAGACTGATGATTAGGAGTTGAAAAAGACGCTAGTTTTTCTTGGGAAAAGTTCATAGCATAGACTTGGTTATTTTCCTTAGAAACATCAATACCAACAAATAAATACTGTAACAAATCATTCATGAAATCACCACTTTCAAGAAAATAAGATATAAGAGAAGTCCTAGTCTTGGAAGACAACCGCAACCTCGCCACATAAGAACATTTGGACAAGCTTGGATCAACGTTGAGTGCATGTCCATTGAACAACAACCGGTGAGCGGATAAGCCAAACAAGCAGGTTTGCAAGCTTTTATAGCGGACAAGCCGCAAGGAGAAATAGCACATTCCTCGGTTATACCTTGGCTTAATTATAACACTAGGACTTCAACTTATAAAATAATTATGTAGTGAGCTCTCAAAGCTCAAATCTACACTACATATTATACGAGGAGAATAACGATGAATTTAGAATTGAGAAGAAAAGAAATCGAATCAAGACTGACTGAAATCAGAGGTCTTGTTGATAACGAGACAGAGATTAGCAAACTTGAAACACTAGAAACTGAAACAACTGAGCTTCAAGAAGAACGTAGTGTGATTGATAAGAAAATGGCAATCGCAACCAAAACAGAAATTAAACCGATTGTAATCGATAACAGAAATAAAATCGATAAAGAGAAACTAGAACAGCGTGGGGCTAGTTTACGTGAAAATCGTGTTATCCAAGTATCAAGTGAAGAGATTTTATTAACCGAACACACAGCTTCAGGACTGGCACCTATTCCATTTGCTCAAGTATCAACGCTTGTGGATCGCGTCAATGTGATCAACCTAAATGGTGGAGAAACTTACAAGAAATCATTTGTTAAAAGTAATGGCATTGCTGGAACGACACTTGAAGGACAACCTTATAGTGAAACTGAACCTGCATTTGGCTATTTAACGATTTCTAAAGTGAAGATTACTGCTTATACAGAAATTACTGAAGAGTTAGAAAAACTGCCTTCTATTCCTTACCAAGCAGAAGTATTACGTAATATCAATATTTCACTCAAAAAGAAAATCAGTGAACAAATCTTACGTGGTGCAGGAACAACCAATACATTCACTGGAATCTTTAGTGATGCAGCCGTTGCACTTGCAGATAAAGCAGCACTTGAAATTGAAGCAATCACTGATCAAACACTTGATGACATTGTCTTTGCCTATGGTGGAGATGAAGAAATCGAAGGTGGTGCAGTTCTTATTTTAAATAAGAATGACTTAAGAGCATTTGCTGGTCTTAAAACACAAGAAGGTCGCAAAGTTCATACAATCGATTATGTCAACAAGACAATCGATGGAATCCCTTATATCATCAACTCACATTGTAAAGCGGTCTCTGACAGCAATACAGTTGCTGGTGAATATGTTATTGCTTATGGTGCACTTAAGAACTATGAAGTGCCTGTGTTCTCATCAGTTGAAATTGGTAAATCAACAGATTACAAATTTAAAGATGGAATCATCAGCTACAAAGCATCCGTATTTACGGGTGGTAACGTAGTGGGCTATAACGGATTCCTACGTATCAAAAAGAAAGCTGCAGCTTAATAGCTAAAACTTATTGATTGGATAAGAAAGGATTGATCTCATGGCAATATTAGACATTGTAAAAAAAGCACTACTCATCCCCCTATCAGAATCGTATGCTGACGATGAGTTATCAACTCACATTAGTAGCTGCAAAGCATATCTGACGAGTTGTGGGATTGATCCTTCTTATATAAATGACGATTCGAATCCAATGGTTAGTACGGTGATTATTATTTATGTGAAAACATTTTTTGGCTTCAAAAATGATGGAAGTGCAAAAGAACTACCAAAGACATTTGATATGTTGGTCGGTCAAATTGCATTAACAAAGGGAGTCATAGAAAATGTATCCTAATTCACCAAACATCAGATTAAAATTGCTAACCATGGATTTGGTTCAAAATTCTATCGGTTCATCTACTTATCAGCTCCAACATTCGAAAGAAGTGATAGGTATCAATTTCAGCATTACATCAAACGAATATTATGAGAGCAAGCGATCAAACATCAAGATTGATATTGCACTCAAAATCCAAAGTTTCTTATATGACAACAGTAAATATGCAGATATTTCTGGTGTGATATACAAGATTGAACGAACCTATCAAATAGGACAGTTTATTGAACTTTACTTGAATAAAACAAAAATCAGAAAGAGTGATGTCATTGGTTACGCTTGATGATTTAGGGGCTGCTATATCTAGTATGGTAGATGAATATGCACAAGAAATTATTGTGAAACTCGAAAAACGACTTGATGAAACAGCACAGGAAATTGTGAAGTACATTAGAACTCACGCGCCAAGAAGTGGTGGTTCAAAACCATTTGCTGATTCTTTTATTGCAGAACCTCAAGGTAGCGGAATCAATAAGATAATTATTATTTTTTCTAATAAAAAAGGAAAACTGACACACTTACTTGAATTTGGTTTTACACATCGCAGTGGTAAATATGTAGGACCCAGACCATTTATGCGGCCAGCTTATGATTTACTAACGCCTAAAATGTTAGAAGATATAAAAAGGATTATTGAAAAAGGTGATATTTAATGCAGGGGAAATTAGAAGCTTTATTTGATACTTTGAATTCCGTTCTACCTGGAAAGGTATCTTATGGAACTAGAGAAGGATTAGAAGAAGATCCAAACTACATCATCTATCAAGAATTAAGTAATCGAGCAATTGTTTATGCAGATGATCGAGCGGTTGCGAAGGTCGCAACCTTTCAAGTCAGTTTAATCACTGAAAAGAAGAATTTAGTTTTAGAGGAACAATTAGAAGCGTCCCTATATTTTATGGGATATGAATTTGAATTGTTATCTGAATTCGTCAATGAAGACAGTTCAGTCAACAGAGTATATGAAATCAAACAGGAGGTTTTTTAAATGAGTAATAAAGTCACATTTGGTTTAACCAATGTGCATTATGCATTAGCATCACAAGCAGAAGACGGTAGTTGGACATTTGCAACACCTAAACGCTTAGAAGGAGCACAAGAGATTACGACTGAAGCAATCGGTGGTAGCACACAAGTGTATGCGGATGATAAAGTCATTGCAACCTTAGTATCAAATTCAGGTACAACAGTCACACTAAAATTTACAGAAATCGATGATGTATTTAAAAAGGACATCTTTGGTGTATTAGAAGATGTTAATGGAAACCTAGTAGAGGTAGTAAATAGTGAAACAAAGACATTTGCTTTAGGATATGAAATTCAAGGTGATATCAAAGCTAGACGCATTTGGTATTTTTTATGTACAGCGACGCCATCAGGTGATGCAAGTAAATCTAAAGCGGATTCCATTGAGGCAAACTCAATCACACTAAACATTACAGCTAGACCAATTGAATCCGGAAATAATTTGATTCTCAGAGTTATTGCAGGCGTAGGGGATACAAACTATCCATCTTTTCTTACGACTACACCAGGATTACCAACATTCATTTAAGGAGAGAACATGGAAAGAACACTTAAACTAGGTGATAAAGATTATCGCCTTCATTCGTCACTATTTACGATCATTGATTATCGTAACGTATTTTCTACAGAATTGTTCAGCGATATAAAAAAAATAGAAAAATCAAGCATAAAAAAGGAAGATGATCTATCAACAGTAATTGATACCATCTTTCGAATCATCTATGTGTTAAACAGACCTTTCAGCAAACAATCTTACAATGACTTTTTAATGTCATTGGATTTTTCTTTATTAAGCAATCAAGATGAATTAGAAAATCTGACGAATGCGATAGGTGAAATGCTAGGTACATTTCAGAAAAGACCCACACCCAAGCAACCCACAAAAAAATGATGATGTAAACATAACAGCAAACATTATATTCAATCTCGCTCATTTAAATATTTCTATTGAAGACACAAAAAACTTTGATCTAGCAACTTACTTCGATATTGTAGAGCTTGAAATGAATGTAAATAATGGCAAACAATCAAATAAAAGAGCAACACAGAGTGATATTGATAGATTTCTACTTTAGGAGGTGAGTTTTAGTGGCAGAAACAGTCAAAGGATTAAACATAAAATTAACCCTTGATGGTAAAGATTTAGAAAATGAACTCAATGGCATTAAGAAAGATTTAAAAGAACAAAACAAAGACCTTAAAGCTATTAATACGAATCTTCGTTATGATTCATCTAACTTAGACCTATGGAAATCAAAACAAGGCAAACTTAATGATGTCTTAACTCAAACAAAGAAGAAGCTAGAAACACAGAATCAAGAACTTACTAAAGCAAAAAAAGCAGTTCAAATTGGTGATATGAGTACTGATGAGTTTAATAAGCTCAAACGCAATGTCCAATATACCGAAGCGGAGTTATCTAAACTAAATAATGAACTAGGTAAAACCAATGACAAAATTAGAGAATTAAGTAATGCTAAATTTGACAAGATTGGCAAACTTGGATCAACGCTCACAAAATCTTTGACGGTTCCTATTTTAGGAGCCGTTTCTGCTTTAACAGCCTTTTCAGTCAAAGCAGCCTATACAGCTGATACTATTGGTGATACCGCACAAAAAATAGGTTTAACTGCAGAAGCATTTCAAGAATGGAATCATGTTGCTACGATCATGGGAACATCTACCGAAAGCCTAAATAAAGCATTTATTAAAGTCAATGGTATCTTAGGTGATATTGCAACTGGAAACGCTGATAAAGTAGCTGATAGTTTAGACTTGATTGGATTATCAGTCGACGATTTAAAAGGTAAGAATGCTGATGAGGCATTTGAAATTATTAGTGAAGCATTAAGTAAGGTAGAAGATGAAGCCTTAAGAGTTGGAGTGGCCAATGAATTCTTCGGAGAGAAGATCGGCACTGAGCTTATTCCAATTTTATCAAGTGAAATTTCTACGATTAGAGATTTAAGACAAGAAGCAAGAGATCTTGGGATTGTTACCAATGAACAGGCTGCTCAAGCGGGTGAGTTTACTGATGCACTCGATAGAACTAAACAGGCTTTGTCTAGTTTAGGTGTAGATATTGCCACAACGATGATGCCAATCCTTCAATCATTAATCATCAAAGTAAGAGACGAGATGATCCCAGTTGTAAAAGACTGGGTTTTTAGATGGAACAATCTAGATTCAGATACTAAGAAGATGGTTGCAACGCTCATTGGATTAGTTGCTGCTATCGGTCCTGTTTTAGCAATTGTTGGTAAAGTTGGACCACTACTCAATATTGTGGCCATGACGCTTAAAGGTGTCGGTTCTGCGGGGCTTTTTGCTGGTGCAGGTATAAACTTTGCCACGCTTGGTATAGGGGCTCTAATCGCGATTTTAGCGATGGCGTTATTTCAAAGCGAGGAATTTAGAGCACTACTTGGTAGGCTGATGGAAACATTCATGCAGCTCTTACCACCCATACTCTTAATTGTAGATAGTCTGATGACAGCATTACAGCCTATATTAGATGTGATCATCAATTTAGTAGTAATGCTGATTGATTTACTTGTTCCTATCTTAGATATCATACTTATGCCCTTGATTATGCAAATTGGTATGTTTGCTGGCATATTAGAAGCTTTAGCACCACTTATTACAGTTGTTGGTGAAGTGTTAAATGCAATCTTAGTTCCAGCAATTAAAATATTGATGTTTGTACTTGAACCGGTACTCAATATCGTTCAAAAAATTGTAGAATTCATTCAGAAGATATTTGAATGGATTGGTGAACTACCTAAAAAGATAGGTGACTTTGGAGGCAAAGTAAAAGATACTTTTTCAAGTGTAACTGATGGCATATCTGATATTGCTAATAAAGTAACCGATGGTATTAGTGATTTTGCATCAAATGCTGCAAATAAAGTCAGCGGATTCTTTGGAGGTATTGGAGGCTTCTTATCCGATACATTCAACTTGAAAGGATCTAGCACAGTAAATAACTCGAACTCAAGCTCATCATCAAGTAATACAAACAACATCACAATCAATACAACATCACCAACCTTTGATATTGACTCAATTAACAAGGCATTAGGAGGTAATGTGATTTGATTAGACAATTTTATTTAGAAAATGAATACGGTGATATCTATTATTTCAATCATAAAAACCAGACCATTATCTCTCAAGTGAGTGGTCTTGGTTTTTCATTAGATATGAAGTATTTAGAATATAACCGTTTTTATTCTCGTTCAGAATACAATATCCCTTTATCTGAAATTAGTGAAACATTAATCTTTTTAAGAGGATATATAGGGTATAAAGCATTTGTTGATTTTATTAGCAAAAGCAACAAAGCATATAAATTACATTACCAAAATGATGCGTTTAAGGCATACTGTTATGTTGATGTCGCAAGTTTATCAAAAGCAGAACTGGTGGCCAGTACCATTCAAAGCAATATCATATTTAAGAAACTATCACTATGGTTAAAAGAAAAGACCTATGAAATCATCGCCAACGGTTCATCAAGTGGTAAAGTCTATCCATATACATATCCATACTATTATTCAAGTTCATATGAAGGAAAACTCTTTATTAAAAATGAAGGTTTAAATGATGCACCTTTAGTGATTGAGATGATGGGAAGTGTGATTGATCCAGAAGTTTTAATTAAGAAAAATGGAGAAGTGGTATCGACATTACGTTTATATTTAACTGCAGAAGATATAACAATCACGATAAATTCGATTCCAAGCAAACAAGAAATGTTAATGGATGAATCTGGAGTGGTTTCTGACATATATGGATTCCAGGACTTTGAAGAAGATAACTTTATTTTTTTGGATCATGGGGATTATGAAATTGAGTTTAAACCAGGTGTCGCTACAGAATCAATTTGTAGAGTAACTGTACTTGAAGGCTATTTAGGAATATAAATATGAAACTACTATTTCTAGATCGAAGTACACTGCAGTATAAAGATAATGCCTATGTTAGCAATCAATATGAACTTGCTTTGGATATGGTCCTTATCAAGCGTTCGACGTTCAAGGTAAACAAGACAAATATCAATTGTACTATTGGTGATATCGTAGTTTTGAAAAGTGATATCTATTCGTACATCGGTATTCTTGAGAGTATAGAACTCTTGGATGATTTTACGACAAACATCAAATCTCTCGATTTTAGGGAGATTTTTAATTTGGATATACCAGCAATAACTTTTAGTGGGGATTTAGCAGATTATTTAGATCAAATCATCACAAGTTACTTTAAAAATAACTCAGATGAAAAACAAAATTTATCATACTTAACCATTAGCAAAGAAACGAGCGTGTCTGGAAGTCTTAGCTTTGAATCGGATAATATCATCAATATGTCAAAGATATTTGAACTCGTTTCAAAAGGTTATGGCATTAGTTTTGATACTGATGTTACTTATCTTAGAGGACGAATTACAGGTATTATCTTTCGTATTGTGAATGTCAATCAAGGTATGGTGATTAAGAGTGATTTCTCATCTATCTTAAATGTGGAGACCAATGATTCAACAAGTCAACTTGTTAATAAAGTTGTCTTTTATCCTAGAAGTGATAATCAGATTTATCACAATAATAAAATTTATTATCTGCTTACAACTGGTGAAATTACCGAAGATAGTACATCTGAATATCGGTATACGAGTGTTATGGCCAAAAGTTATATCTATACGGATAATGATTATGAGACACTTGAAACCAAAGCAAGAAGTGAAATGGTAACATCCAAACTAGATCATAATATTACTTTTATGATCGATATGAAAAATAAGGTGTTCATTCCTTTTAGCAACATTTATCTCGGTGATTATGTGTCATTCATCCACAAAGGAAAAACCTATGAATCAGTGATCACAGGCATAACATTCAAAGATTCAATGAATTATGCAGTGATTACATTAGGAGAATATCGAGTGAAATTAACAGAAAAGATACAACTACTCAGTAAAAATACAAGTAGTGGTTCAACAAGCAATATAACAATTACCAATACAGACATCGATGGAGGTGAGTTCTGATGGGATTACAAAAAATAACATTTGAAGGTGGGAATGTAACATCAAAGATTGATTCTGATTTATACCATTTTCTTTTTTCAAGTGATGTAGGCATATTAAAAGGACTTAAAAGCGAGTGTGGTTTTACATTAGCCAATAACACCATTACATTTAGTGATGGGTACATTTCAGTATACGGTCGAATCATCTATCTTGAAAATCAAACAACAATAGGTGTGACACCAGATTCAAGTAAATATGGATATGTTGTACTTGGTGTAAACACTTCAGATAATAGCATAAGTCTATATTTAAAAGAGCAAGTAGGTAGTTATCCATCTTTAACAACTACAAATCTATTAGTAACCGATGGGCTTTATGAACTTGTTTTATGTGCATACACCAAGACGACAACCTCAGTTACGCTGACAAGTTATTCAAGAAAGCTGATCAGTAACGATAAAGGACGAGTAGATGCATTAGACAATGAGATATTCAATCATTATTTACCGGTTAGAAAATCTTTGACACTTGTATCACCTGGAACGTATCGTTTTTCAGGAACAAGTTCGGATGAATTAAGGCAATCAATTCTATATGTAACAATTAACAATCATGTTGTCGTGACATTTCCTGGAGAGCAGATGTTCTTATTCGTTGGATCTAATACATCAGTTTCATACAGATATGCATCAGGAGACTATTCATTAAGTGTTGTTTATGAGAATGGAATTGTCACATTAACAACTGGAAATACCACACACAATATTACCAGTGTGTTTATGAAAAAATAGGAGGAAATGAAATGGCAACAATTCAAATTAAAAGAAGAACTACAGCTGGAACGGGACCACTCGTTGGAACGGTTGGAACTATAAAAGCTGGAGAACCACAAGTTGATTTTACTGGTGAGCATTTATATATTGCAAAAACTGATAAAGTCGCAAGTGTATCTGTACCACTCGCGGAAGCGGATTACCTTAAGATTCCTGGAGTTGCAAAAGTTGATACTCAAATTGATACAAAGATCACTGCACTAAATCTTGGAACTGCTTCAACCAAAAACACAGGAACAGGAAGTGGAAATGTTCCAATATTAGATGCAAGTGGAAAACTAGCAGACAGTGTCGTTCCAAAGATTGCAATGACAAATACTTATGTTGTCGCAAGTCAAACTGCAATGCTTGCATTATCCAACGCACAAGAAGGTGACGTTGCGGTTAGAACGGATTTAAATAAAACCTTTATTCTAAAGGCTGCACCTTACTCAACCCTCGCTAACTGGCAAGAACTTTTAACGCCAACTGATGCAGTATCAAGTGTTAATGGTTCAACTGGTGCTGTAACGATTTCACTTGCAGGTTTAGGTGGAGTTGCATCATCAACTTATAATACCCATGTTGCATCTAATCTACATTTAACTACAGAACAAAGAACAATTCTTGACAATGTGAAAATTGCTGAGATTTCTGATACAACTGGAATCGCACTAGCTTCTACAGAAACGGCTTATGCAAACTCAGTTATTATTGACGGACTTATCTATTACCCATATGTTGATACAGGATATACGCCAACAAAAATAACATACAAACTAGGTATTGATCTGAGTAAAGTATTACAACCTTCATCAATTATTGATGGTGGTACTTATTAATGGCAATCATTAGAGTCAAACGAGGAACTACAACGCCGACAACATCTAATATGTCCTATCTTGGTGAGCTAGCGTTTGATTATAGTAACGAAGCTTTGTATGCCAGAGGAGTATCATCAGTTATTAAGATAGGTGGAGAACTTGAAAAGGTTTATAGTTATGAAGGATATAGTTATTATCATAGCTTGGTATATCCATTTGACCCTGATTTTATTTACAAAGTTCATGTGATTGCATCAACCTATGGTTCATCAATTGATACTTCAGATACATATATTTATTACCGCACCTCTGCGCAAGCGACATTATATGGATCTTATATCAGTCATCATGTGAACACTGAAGATACTGTTCATAGTGTTAGTTCAACAAAGAACACTTCCATACAATATATTGAAGATAGTTTTGTATCTGGAACAACAATCACAAGTGGAATCACTAAGGTAATCGATTTTGAAATCTCACCAACATTCCGTTCGTCTTTAGCAGATGTACAGCAATGGGTAGCGTATGGGAAAGAAGTCACTACGTTATCTGGACAAGGAGATGCATTAATCAAAATGGTGGATTTTGCACATTCAGTCTATGGATCACTCGGAGCGCTCTATATTAATCCTGGAATGTCAATTGGTTCTCCTGATAGCATCGCAGTAACAATTTACAGAATGAAAAGAAAGTAGGTAATGATATGGCAATTATAAAAGAATTAAACACGAAATTTGGAATAGGGGCATCCTATCATCGAATTACAGCTTTCAATATCAGTTACTCAAGTAAGAAGATAACAATTTGTGTTGCATCATATTTATCTAAGGAAGCAAGAGTAAATAAAAATGAACCAATAGAAGAATTAGATATCTCAATTCCATTTGAAGATTTCACTTCGTTTTTGGATGTCAATCCTATCGTTCAAGGGTATGAGTGGTTAAAACAAAATGTTGTAGGTTTTGAAAATGCCATTGATGATTTTGATGTCTTTGAACCACCACTACCTGCGCCCGTAGAGGAGGTAGATCCAATTGAGTGATTTATATAAGATGATTGAAGGAGTGTTTCCAAATACGGAGATACTCCTTATTTATTACGGTGGATCCATTGCATATGGATTAGATAATCATTCAAGTGATAAAGATGTCACGGTTGTGCTTGATGGATTTAGAGGTAATTTGCACATTACATTGGGAGAATACGATCTATTTGTTTTTGCTAAAGACCGCTTTATTCAAAGACAGCAGTTTGATGAATCAATTATTGCATATCATAGAGCAGCAGCTGACAATGTCATGAGCATTGAAAGAACACTTGTTTATATCAATCCATCATTCCAAGAAACACTCGACCAACTCTTAATCTATGATGATAAAGAGTTTATGTTAAATCATATCGCTGCTGAACTGGACTATGGGCGTATGCGTTTTGATGTGAATACAAATTTCAAATCGCATTATCATGTATTTAGGATAAGAGGTATGGTTGATCATTACGAAAAAACCGGAAAGTATGAACTTGTTGTCGAAGAGCCCTGGTTTACTAAAATGATGGATTTTAAGAATAACTGGGATAACGAAATTGCACAAAATTACATAGAGGAGATAAAAGATCAACTGGACTATCTTGAAAATTATCGAAACGAGATGATACAAAATGGACTGGGATAATCTTTTACATTTATTTAGAATGGAAAACTTAATTTATTGGGTTGTGACTATGGTAGTAGTCATTCTAACCACTATCAAACAATTTAACAAACAAGACAAAAACAATAAATCAAATAATGATGAAATCATGGTTAATTTACAAAGAATCGAAAAGCAAAATGTAAAAATGATTAACCTGCTTGAATTACATTCACAAGATATCAAAACATTAAAAAAGGATGTCAATGTTTTAGAACATCGGGTATCCAGATTGGAAGATTCGCATGTCAATATCTATAAACACTTAGGAGGAAAAGAAAATGACAACACTTGA